TCGACCTTTCTTTATCGACTGCCCGGACGGTCGAGTGTGGATAGACGCTACTGGCACCGGACTGCCATCTGTCAACGCTGAAGCATTGCACAGTATGTCGACTGTGGGAGACACTGTGGCACAGGGCATACTGGACTTGAGATCGGTGATTAAGACTCGCAACACGTTTTTGGCCAAGCACATATTGGAGCATGAGAGTGGTGGGCGCGTCAGACCAGAGATCTTCCAGTGTGGCACCACCACAGGCCGACTGACGGTAAAGTCGCCTGCACTGCAACAGATACCGAGTCGCAATAAGGTAGCCGCAGAGATTGTTAAGTCTTGCTTTTTGCCCAACGAGGGCGACGTGTGGCTAGATTGCGACATGGCATCGTTCGAGGTCCGGGTGTTTGCCGGGTTGGTAGGCGACGAGTCTATTGTGCAGGCTTACCGAGACGACCCGGAAACTGACTTCCACCAGTTCGTTGCTGACTTGACCGGGCTACCTCGCAACCCGACTCGAGCAGGCGAGGCTAACGCCAAACAGCTTAACTTGTCTATGATCTTTAACAGTGGGAACGGCTCGATCGCCGACAAGATGGGCATGCGCTGGGAATGGGAAGAATTCACCGCCGACGACGGCGAAGAAGTGAGATATAAGAAAGCCGGTGCGGAGGCGATGAACGTCATAAGCACTTATCACCAAGCACTGCCGGGAGTGAAAGCTCTGGCGGCGCGATGCAGTAACGAGGCAATAGCAAGAGGATACGTGCAAACGCACTACGGGCGTAAGCTCCGATTCCCTAACACGCGCTATGCCTACAAAGCCTCTGGCCTGTTGATTCAGGCCACAGCCGCCGATATGAACAAAGTAGCCGTGCGCATTATGCAAGACTGCGCTAATTACTATGGCGGACAACTCATGCTGAACACGCACGATAGTTACAGTGTGAGCTTAAAAGAGCGCCACCTTCAGCGCTTTTGGGATAAGGCACAAACCCAGATAAGGGAGGAATTTGGATCGTGGTTCCCAGTGCCACTGATGCTGGAATTAACTGGTGTTGGTAATACATGGTGGGAATCGCTCAACAACAAGCTAGGAGTGGAAATATGAGAGTAGATATGGTAATGGACTTGGGCTGGGGTAGCTCGGGCAAAGGAGGTATCTGCGGTGCCTTTGCTAGTCACGGAGAGTACGAGGCGGTGATGTGTGCTTATGGCAGGCAGGCGGGCCACACTTATAAAAACAAAGCGCGTAAGATCAAAATGATGACTCAGCAGTTGCCTGTAGGCATTGTGTCTGAAACGGCAGACAAGATCTTTATAGGGCCGGGAGCAATTATACACCCGGAGACGCTGAAGGCAGAGTTAGACCGTTATAGCAAGTTTCTAAAAGGCAAGTGCATTTATATCCACGAGGGGGCCGCCGTGGTCACTGACCATCACGCGCAAGCCGAAGCCGCAAGAGGGCAGACCAAGATGGGTAGCACCAGTAAGGGTGTGGGACAAGCAGTAATCGATCGCATATTGCGCGATCCCGGTTCTAACGCTATCGCTAGGGACGCTTTTAGATTCGATCAAGAGCTAGCCCCCCTTGTGGTTTCCCGGTACGTCTACGACCAACGTGTTAACGAAATAAAGGGTAACATATTGATTGAGGGCGCGCAGGGATTTGGACTTTCCTTATATCACGGAGACTACCCTTTTTGTACTTCTCGCGACGTAACCCCCGCCCAGCTTACCGCTGATATTGCCTTGCCTCGGCGCTGGCACAACCTTATCACAGTGGTAGGCGTGGCTAGGACTAGACCGATCAGAGTCAACAACAGGGACGGTTACTCTGGCCCTGCTTACCCGTTTCAAAAAGAGCTTACATGGGACTGTCTAGGCGTTGCGCCTGAACGGACTACAGTAACAAAACTGGAACGCAGGATATTTGAGTTCAGCACAGATCAGATACTCCACGCCGCGCATCATTGTTTAAAGCCCGGCGATTGCGTTGCATTGACTTTTTGCGACTACATCTCAGAGGAAGAGAAAGAGGAAATCTGTGATTCAATTCACAAAAAGACCAAAATCAAAGTCCTATACGAGGTGCATGGCGATGACGACTCCGACGTTAAATGGTTGTGATCATCTTATCGATGATTTGCAGTGTGAAGTGGTTAACTGGGCTTCTGAAGCTCACCCTCATCGGACACCAGAGTCTACAATGCTCAAACTGTTCGAAGAGATTGGGGAGATGATTGCAGACCCTGCAGATGCCAGTGAATATGCGGACGTCATAATAATGCTTCTTGACATTGCTTGGCAGAATGGCATAAATGGGCGCGTATTGGAAGAAGCGGTACGCGGAAAGATGAAGATAAACCGGGCGCGTAAGTGGCGCGTGACTGAATTTGGGACGCTTAAACATGAATGATTTAGAAGTACAAGAGGTTATGAGGCTATACGGGGTCAAACGGTGGAACATGGTCGAGGTTAGCAGACCTCAAAGTGTAGCAGAGCATACGTTTGGTGTCGTAACCATTGCTATGCATTTGGCCAAAGTTGCAGGGCTAAGTGATAAAGACACTTGCGAGGTAATAATCGCCGCGCAAATCCACGACGTGGCGGAATGCATGACGGGCGACATACCTACACCGGTTAAAGACCGATTCCCCGAGATAAGAAAGTTAGAATACGACATCAGCTACGCCGGGCACAAATTCCGAAGGTTTAGCGAGAAAGTTATGAATGTTGTTAAACAAGCAGACATGGTGGAGGCTTTTGAATATCTACGGCGATTTGGAGTAGGTCAGCATTCAGAGGTGATAAAAAAGGAATTGTATGCTGAACTTTGCGGGATGGGTTTACAGGCACTTTTAAACCAATTAGAGTCAGGTGCACAGCGTCAACTAGGAGACATGAAGGATGAATAGAATAGAAACGATAGAACTGGCTACTAAAACGGTTGCAGAACGCCAATCTACTCACGGCGATCCTAAAGACAACTTTAGGATCGTGGCCGAATTGTGGACTGCATACCTATCCATAGATGAGATGCTAGAACCTCGCGATGTGGCCGCTATGATGGTCTTGTTAAAAATCGCTAGATCTAGGCTTGGACATTCAGACGACCACGCAGTTGATATTTGTGGATACGCCGCTCTGATGAACGAGCTGACCTAGTTTACCCCGACGGCGGGTAAACATTGGGGGCGACGTCCTACTCACTCCTAGGGACGTCGCCCTCTCTTTTCCACTTTTGCCTGCGACTTTGAAATCTGCTCGAGGCTGTCTGCTATCCGCTCGAGCGCGGCGACCAACCGCTCAACCAGCTCTAACTCTTCGTCATTATCCATCGACTTCCTCGCAGATCGGTAGAGCGGGACTAAACTGCGGCCCGCCGTCTTGGGGCCAGCAGTTGATTTGAACCGGCTCGCCATCACCATCGATGGTGTATACCTCGCCGCCAAGCCTTAAAGAGTACGCAAGACCTGTTCCCTTCAAGTACGCCAGCAACCCTCCGAGCGTTAAATCTTGCCCGCCATAGCTGACCGTGTCGGTTGAGGTGTAGGTGTAATTGCTGTTGTCTGTTGTGGTGGTGTTGTTTGAATCGGTTGTGTTCGTCTCGGTGTTCGTCTCGGTGTTGGTGGTGGTTGTCGTATTGGTTGTGGTGGTGTCGCTATCTGAATATGAACCCATGTTGACCCACGCATCATCGGTCACAGTGATCGTATCGCCCACCGCACTAACCGCCGCAGTTCCCAGACTGGCAACGCTGTTCACGATGGCGGCATCGTTGTTCGAGTCTTGGATCTGCACCGCCGCAGTCGCCGCAATCTGTCTCTTCTGGACTGATGCGTTAACTGCCGCCAAGCCGACGTTAGAGATCACGCCGCCGACTGTGGGGGCAAGTGCCTTAGTCAGTTCGATTGCTTCGTTTCTTTGCTCTCTAAGCTGGACGATTGCGCCGTTTGATTCGTTTTCGCCTGCCCCCTGACCGACCATCGCCATGGCAAGTACCGCCGCGTCCGCATTGTCAGGAGAAGCTTCCGCAATCCGAGCGAGGCTTTCATATAAAGCAATCTGAGCTTGAGTGCGGCTCGACTCTTCGCGAGCCAGAGCCTCCCTCTGAACCTTGACAATCTCCACCTGTGCTCTTTCATTCGATTGTTGCTTTTCAATTGAGGTGCACCCGCTTGTTAACATTACCGCTATCAAAAGTTTTTTCATGTCCGTATCCCCATGAGGTTGTGTGGTGGGCGAGGCGGGAGAGCAAAAACAATGTCTTTACTCTGACGGCCCCACCCCGCCCATTAATTGATATCATCTTTCACAAGCTCTGGCTTATCAGGCCAGATGAATGACTTCGGAAAGTTTGGTTGCTCCGGTACGTCTCGCAGTGCCTGACGGTAATCAAGCCAATCCTGCACGTTCGCCACACACGCATCGGGAAAGTTGAAAAAATCCGATTCGAGCAGGAGCTGATTCCTCTGCCATCGCAAACCATTACAAGCGCCGGCGATGAGTTCCTGCTGTTCCTCTGCCGTCAGGTCTATGACTTGCCATTCATGCTCTGGG